CTACATTTGTAGAACCTGCATTTCTAACTACTAAAGGAGTTGTTGAACTACCTGCTGATGTTTTTATTACTGAAGTTGTACCAGAACTGTCTATACGCATTTTTTCTGAACCTCCAATAGCAAACTTGAATGGTCCCTGACCACCTGAAACCCATCCTACATCTAAAGATACACCTCCTGCATCGGTATTGCTTGGGGTCATTGAAAATGTAGTTTTTGTTGTTCTTAAATGAATGTCTCCTGAAGATGTAGAAGTTGAACCTACACTTAAATCTGCTGTAGGCGAAGTTGTTCCAATCCCTACGTTTCCTGAACTGTCAATATATAATCCATCTGTAGTAGTAGAATTTGTTCTTAAATGTAAGGCATTATAAGTAGAAACACTATTAGAGTATCCAATAATTTGTGAGGCTGTAGTATTATTTCCATTTATTACTACACCTACATTGTTAGAAGTATCAAAAGATGCAGCATATACATCACTACTATCTACATCTAATTTCCAAGTAATTGGGGACTTTCCAATTCCAACTCGACCTGAACTATCTAAAACTATTCTATCTACGTTTGCTGTTCTATCCTTAATTACAAAATTACCGCCTGAATCTGATTCTAATCTATATTGCCGCCCATTAGTAGATGTATTAGTCATATCCATTTCAGTAGCTGTTCCAGATAATGTTAATGTATTAGCTGATGCTGTGGTTGAACCTATCGATACTCTCCCGTTCGAGTGAATACGCATTCTTTCTGAACCACCTGTTCTAATTGCAAGTGCTTCTCTACTTAATATTGTACTATTTCCAAATAAAGGATTTGTATATATATTAAGGTCTAAATTACTACCATTATATATTTGATAACCTGCTGTTATATCTCCAGTACCTGCATTATATATTCTAACATAAGTATCACTTGCAGCACCAGTTCCAATATTTATATTTCCAGAACTGTCTATTCGCATTCTTTCTGCGTTATTAGTACCAAAAGCTAAAGTATAACCAGATGGACAAAACATATTTGCAACACCAGCAGATGAGCCACTAGCTCCAAATTCATATCCTTTACCACTACCAGTTTGATATAAAATACTTCCAGAACTATCAATACGCATTGTTTCTGCGTAAGAACCATTACGGAATATTTGTGTATTAGCATCAAAGTAATTTTCACTTGTGTTATTATATCCAATAAGAATTTGAGCAGCATTTGGGGAAGTACCTGATACAGCTTTAAAGATACCGTCAGGCGAATTCGTTCCAATTCCTACGTTTCCTGATGTATCGATAGTAACTCTTTGACTGTTACCAGTCATAAAACCTAAATCGTGTGAACTTGAAGTACCTATCATAGCAGTATTTCCACCATATCCAGAATTAATTCTTATATCTCTAGTACCATCTGTTACTTGTATTTGACCTCCTGCATCATATACTTTAAATCTTGTATATCCTGTAATTGTGTCTGTATCACTCCATACCGCTACTTGTCCTGCTGCACCTGAACCATCTACTGCTCCTCCTCCAATAGGTATTTCAATAACATCTCCTGAACTATCTACTGCTAATCTATATGTAGCCGTACCTGTGAAACTACCTGAACCATATTCTCCTAGATTTAATTGACCTCCTCCTTCAAGAGTTAAATAATCTGCTGCTAAACTTTGACTATGTATTTTAAAGTTGTTAGCTCCGTCTCCTACTTTTACTTGCCAGTTTCCGTATGAATCTACAAAACGTATATGTTTATTGTTTCCAATTATATCAATATTGTTTATAAAGGAAGCAATTCCTGCTCTTGTAAAAGTCAAAACATTAGTGGCACTTGACAAAGCATCGTTAAAAGCTCTAATTTTTAATGCTGACAATTCACTTTGAATACCCCACACTTTATTATCAGCACTTTGGTCTGTTTCTTTAAGTAAATAAATTGGATTACCTGCATCTATTGTAACAAAAGTGTTACCTGTACCATCTCCAAAAGTTGCATTTCCTGAATCTCTATCAATGGTTAATCTTGTTGTTAAAGTAGATGTTCCTGTTTGTATTTTAAAAGCATTGTTTGCACTATCATAAAATACATAAGCACCATTTGTATAAGGACTTGTTTGTGCAGCTTCTGTCATAAAAATACCATTGTTTTCAGCAGCAGTATTTGAGTTTAAAATGATATTAGAACCATTAGTATCTACAATATGAATTTTTTGTTGTGGGTCACCATAGCCTATACCAACTTGACCTGAATTATTTATTCTTACTTTTTCATCATTGTCAATTAAAAACTCAATAGTAGATGAGCCACTTACATTTCCATAATCTGCTGAAATTTTAAAGTTATCACTTGAACCATCAATTTTGTTTTGTCCTAAAACAATATTTGAAGTAACTTCTATTCCTGAACTTGTTGTTTCAAACTTTTTAGAGTTGTCGTAATATAAGTTTACTGCACCATCACTTATGGCATCTATCATTGACTCGTTAGAGTTATTTCTAATTTTTAAGAAACTTGATTTTATAAATAAACTACCTGTGCCACTTTCATTAATATAACTATTATTGCTATCGTGATATATTTCTAAATCTCCACCACCTCCAAATATAGCTTTAGTACTGTCGTTTAGTTTTATATCTTTTGGGAATCTTGTATTTGTGGCACTTCCATCTAAATAAAAATATGTTTCTACACCCCCAGAACCATTATCACAATCAAATTGTATATCTTGGTCATCTGCTCTATTTCTTATTATTAATTTACCTGTATCATTTAGTATAAGTGAATTTGAACCATCGTGATATATTTGTAAATCACTTCCTGCACCCAACAATATTTTACTACTATCTGCAAAAGTTATATCATCTCCACTACTTACACTAATATCCGTTCCTCCTGTAGTATTCCCATTAGCTAATACTTCTGATAATGTATCTTGACCTCCTATTGCACTATCTACATAAGCAGTTGTCGCCACTTTAGTAGAATTATCTCCTTGTGTTTGTGTAGTAGCCGTAGTCGTTGAACTTATCGTTCCGTCTAATTGACCAGAAAAAGTCGTTGCACTAACTGCACCTGTAACTGTAATACCTGTTGTAGTAGTTTCTAGTTTTTTAGAATTGTTATAATATAATGAAACATCTGCACCATTATCAGCAGTTATATATTTTGCTGTACCATAATTAAGTAATCTTAAATCATTTGACCTTATTCTTAATTCATTACTTGTGCTATCAATATAATTATTGCTTCCGTCACTATATACCTGTAAATCCAAAGAACCTCCAAAAATAGCTTTGCTTGTACTTGTAAAAGTAATATCGTCTGATGCACTTACTGATATGTCCGTTCCACTTGTTGTATTGCCGTTTACTAAAACTTCTGAAAGTGTAGAATTGCCTATTGAAGCATCAACATAAGCAGTAGTGGCAACCTTTGTACTGTTATCTCCTGCACTTTGAGTAGTTGCTGTTGTAGTAGATGCAATTACACCTGTTAATGTTCCTTCTACATCTGCAACTAAAGTAGCTACTGTATATCCTGTACCACTTGTATTTACTGTAGTTGTTGGTTGCTCCTCTAGGTTTCTAAATAGTTTAAATTTACTATCTCCTGTATCTCTAAATAAACCTGCATATAAAGTCGTTCCACTAGGTGCGTATTTACCATAAAATCCTATATCTAATGCGTCAGAACTTGTATTGTCTTTTGCTAATTCTATTAATGGGTCAGTAACGGTTAAAGTTTCACTTGATACAGTCGTTACCGTACCGTCTACTGTTAAATCTCCTGTTACAGTTAGATTACCTCCTACTTTGGCATTACTATAAACGTGTAAATCATATGTCGCTTCTGGCGTTACGCCAATACCAATTTGTGTAGTAGATATATATAAAGGCGTACCGTTACCTAGTCCGTCTGTTATTTGTTTTGCTGAGCTTGTTATATTGTCATTATCTGACGTCTTTAATAAGCTATCGTATGTATTTTTTATTTTTGTTGAGGTTAATGTCGCCATTCGTCTTCTTTAAATACGTTAATAATTTTTTTACATTTACCTTTTTAGGTTTATATCGCTTCATAATACCCATCCGTTGAATAAACTGTCTCTGTCTGGCGATATGTCGTCATTTGTATTGCTAGTATACTCAGGAAAACTTGCTTGATTAAATGCCATATAATCAATAAATCTCCTAGTATAATATTCTGCAAACTCTCTCTCTTTGTTTACTAAATAATCTACTTCGCTTTTTGATACTGTCTCTGCAGTTTCGCTACTATGTTTAAATATACCTCCGTTTTTTATTTGATATGCCGCAAATGGTAAGTAGTCTACCATAGCATAATGAATAAGCATAGGCTGTATATAATCGTTTACAAGCGTTAAATAATCGCCTGACAAACTATCTGCAATAATATCGTTGCTTATTTTGTTATATAAATCTGTACCTAGATAATTTCTTATATGTATCTGTTGAGCTATTTTCAGAAAACCGATAAATTTGTCAACGTCTACGTTTCCATCTATTATAGAGTTTCTTTTAAGCGTAACTGGTTTTATAAATAATGCTGTCGCCATATTCTTACTTTTTATAATTTGGGTGGTGTCCGTTATTTGGTAAGTCTTTAGGTGCTACTTTAGCTACTTTATGACCTGCAGGCGTAGGTTGGTAAGACTTAGGTATACTATCTACCTCATCGTAATTTTGTATAACCTTTTTCATTGTCTTAGATTTTAACCTATATAACACCTCACTCCAATAGTGACCACAGTTAACACCGCCTTTGTATTTAAACAAATCGTATGATTTACCTTTATGTCCAAATGATTTATTAACTCCTGCTCTTGACGCTTTGTCAATGTCTTCTATTCTATATACTACGCCTCTTCCACTTCTTGACATCATAATTCTACAGAACTGTCTTGACTTACCTGAAGAGTATTTTTCATTATATCTATATCTTACTTTATATAGAGACTTGTCTAAATAACTAAAGCCAGACTTCTTAGAGTCAATACTTTTCTTTTCTAAGTTTTCTTGTTTAGACTCAATCATTCTAGCAGCCCACTCTTCTTCACTTTCATTCTCTTGTTTATGCTCTCTTGCGTCTACCTCTTCCCATCTATTAGAAATTTTTTCTCCTCTTAATTCGTCTAGTATAATATCAAACTCTTCGTCTGTTAAATCTTCTTTTGATAATTCACAGCAATCGTGTGATAATTTAACACCTGTCTCCTCTTCTCTTGTTTCTTGGTCTGCTACATTGTCTAGGTCTGTAAATTCTAACGGTTGAAGCGTTTTAAAGTATAAATTAAGCGAGATATTGTTATAAGCTAGTATTTGGTCAAAGGCATCAATTAAAAGCGTCTGAAACGGTCTTATAACCGTATTGTCCATTAATATAGTAGCTGTCTTTAATTCGTCTGCATTGTTTCCTAGACCTGTATTGTCTTTAATACCTAAAAGCATAGGAGAAACAACTCTATGAGCTACCATAATCTTTTTAGTACTTTCTTCACTTAAGAACTGATATTGTTGATGGGCGTCAGATAACTGTACAGGCTCTATAGATGCTGCAGTTTCAGCATTGTCGTTAAAAGCTAAGATGAACTTACCCGCATTACTTGACCCACTAAACTTTTGATATATTCTCTGCTCAATTAGTTGTCTTTCCTCTGCATTAGGCGTACCGTTATTAAAGTTAATTAACATAGACGGACTCATACCGTTCATTATATTATTTAAGTGAAAATTACTTATCTCTTCTTCTAATTCTGCATATTGTAAACCTCCTTGATAATCTACTGGACTATAATAGTAAAATCCTGCTTTGTAAGGCTTTACATATAATATCTCAATACTTTCTTTACTTGTACCAAAAGCAGGTATTCTTAAAGGCTTGTCGCTAGGCTTTATACTAGACCAGTCTTTGTAATAATAATAACCTTCTATATCTCCTTTTTCATTTGCCTTTTCAGCTCTTAATGTTTCTACTGGCATATGCTCAATCTGTGCAATTTTTTTTCTGTCTTTTGAGTATATAACTTGTATCGCACATTGTCCCATAAGTTTTAAGTCATACGTAAGCTTTCTTACGCAGTCATTATCAAATAGAGAAATCATTTGAGCGTATTGGTCTGGCTTTTTATTGCTGTTAGTAGCGTCTAAGCCTTTTCCAAATATCATAGCAGAAATACCATTTATTACTGCATTGTTTGTAGGAGACCCATTGTATCTGTCTATAAGATACTGAAAGTAATTATTATCGTCTCCATAAGATACCCAGTCCTTATTCTTTACTTCTGTAATCTTAGGACTTGTATAGGTACTTAAATTAACTATTCTTAAATCATTCATAGTATTATATAATCGTTATCGTGAGAGCCTGACGTGTCATCGTAATCGTATTGTCCTTCATTAATATCATAATAGTCATTATTACTTTGATTAATTGTCTGGTCTGTACAAAATATTTTGTCTTTATAGTAGACTAGCGTTTCAACTAATCTATTTGTGACTTCCATAGTATAAAATCTACCCTCTTTTAAAACAGGGTCAAATGTAACTTGTAAAGTCCTATAGTTATCGCTTGCTGAAGCTGTGACTTCGCCATTAAATACCTCTTCATTTGCAGCCTCATCTTTTACGATTAATTTATAACTTGATAAAAACTCTCTAGGAATTATAGCTATATTTTGAGACGCAGCACTTGTCGTTAATATCTTCATACTTATATATCGAAATAATAACGCTATTTTGTATACATATAAAAAAAAAAGGGTCAATAAGACCCCTTTTCTTACATTTAAAGTATACTACTACTATCCGTTATTTGGAGTTGCAGGCGTAATTTGTGTAGCACTTGCATTGCCAGTCACGTCAGTTGAATCTGCTAAGAAAGCAGGTGCTGAGATTTCTTGTGCTGTCAATGTAATTGAGAAGGATGACGCATCCGCCATACCTGCCCCAGTACTAAATGTACCGCCAGTTACCTCGCATCCGTGCTCACGTCCTAATAAGAAGAAGTTACCGTTATAGTCTTCAACTACTACTTGAGGTCTTCCTAAAGCAATAATTTTTAACTCTTCTTGCGTAGCACTATCTAATAACTGTAGTGTCATATTTAAGTTAGTTTCAAAGAAAGTCGTACCGTTTTCTCTTGAACTGTTTACTGTAGTTTCCATTGAAGAATTACCTTTTAAATCATATTGGTAAAAAGTTGGTGTTCCTCCTATATCTACTTTTTCAGCGTCAGTTGAGTTATCAGTAACAGTTAATCCATAGTCAGCAAAATATACTGTCTTAAGACCACCTACTGAAGACTTACAAGGTATCGCTCTTCCTGTTGTTAGTGTACAAGCCATATTTATTCTTTTTTATAAAAAAAGGTAGATAGGTTTGACCCCCACCTACCTTCTTTTTAGTTAAACTTATTTATTTATTATGCTAGAGTCAATAAAGCAAGGTCTGAACCAATACCATACTGAACACCTGCACTAAATCTCATAATTACTCTTACGTTTTGAGACCCGTCTAAGTCACCCATATCTAATAACTTAACTTCGTTATGGTCAGATAAAAGACCAGTACCAAAGAATAAGTTAGATTTTTGACCTGCTACGATATGGTCTGAAGGCATACCTGAAGCTAATACTACTTCGATACCGTCAAACGATAAAGCGTTTCCTTCATTATACCATAGAGCACCTCTGTTATCAACACCTGCAGCACCAACACCACCTGAAGCATAACCTCCTAAGTGTCTGATGTAAGACTGCCAAGCAGCTTTAGGTACATAAATTTTTAAGTCTTCTTTTCCGTATACTGCAGAAGGTAACGCATCTACTACGTTCTCTAATAAAGTAACAATGTTTGAAGAAGTAAATTCAGTATTCGAACCGTTGTCTGCATCGTTAACGTCTGAGTCTGCAGCCATTAATACTGTAAATCCGTCAAATTCTCCTGCGTTAGCGTTCACACCACCCCAGATATTTTGCTCAGTTTTTTCCGCTACTAATCCTGCAACGTGTCCGATAATAAAGTCAGAAAACTTTGGAGGTAAGTTTTGGTTTAGAAATGAATAACCCATTTCAATCGCTTCCCAGTCAGAAACGAAGTCTTTTTTACAAAGCTCAATGTTTACCATAAACTCTTCAGGTTGAAGGACTCTCTCTGTAAGAGTTATTGTAGAACCGTCACTAAATGAGCAATCAGCATTAGCAATTACGCTAGTAGCTGATACTTTCTTAATAACGTCTTTGTATTTTACATTTGGCTTAATTTCGATTAAACCTTTGTCTAACGTAGGCGAAGATAAAAGGGCAGCAGATATATACTTCCCTGAAAATTCTCCTGCATACGTACTTGTAATTGTAGTCGCCATAATTAATTATATTTATTTTTTATTTAAAGTTTGTAATTCTTTCTAATACTCGGTCTCTTGTAGTCATCGCTCTATTTTGTGCGTACAAGTAACCTTCTTTATTTGTTTCCCCTTCTGGGTTATGTTTGATAGGTTCTGCAGCAGGTTGTGATAACTCTTCTTTTACTGCTTCCTCTACCGCTTCTTGCTCAGATAACATTGTAGTCATCGCAAGTCCGATTTCTTCTGCTGTCTCTTGGTCTTTTAACTCAAGCTTCGCTTTTAAATCATCAATAATAGCTTTAAGCTCTGCAACTTCGTCCTTAGATGCGTATACTTCTTCGCTTAATTCTTCTTCTTGAGTAGCTTCTTCTTCTACAACTTCTTCGTTGTCTTCTTCTACTTCTTCAGCGTCTTTAATCTCAGAAATAACACCTTCGTTAACGACAAGTACTTTTCCGTCTTCAAGAGAATACTCTCCAGAAGGTACAGGTACTTTTTCGTCTTCAGTTACAATAAATACTTCGCTATCTTTTTCAAATGATTCTGCTTCTAATACAGTACCATTTTCTAATTTCATTTGCTCTAATTTAACTTCTTCTTGAAGCTCAACTCCTAGCAAATCTTTTACTTTAGTTAACATTTCTGTAGCTTTCATATATATATATCGTTTAGGGTTAATTTTTTTGCATTTTTAAGTACGATAAATACTACCAATACCCTGAGCCCTCAGAGACCCATCGCAGCATTTAATCGAGTATGTATTTTCTTCCCAACATAGACAAGCTCTTCTACCTCCTTTAGGACTAGAGTAGCTAGGTATGTAATTTTTACGTGATACGTTTCTATTCCAGTTCATATTAATAAGAAGGTATATGGTCTTGGCAAGGCATATACCAAATTTTATTGTCTAGTTCGTGTTCGTGTACGCCTTCACATCCTAAGTCTTCCGCTATTTTTAAAGCCATATCTTTATTAGAATAAGCAAGCCTATCCATAATTATAGCATAGTCATCGTTTACTGTCATTGTTGATAATTCTATTTCTCCTAATTCTTTTAGTTTTGATTCACTCCAACGCTTAGCAGCTAGACCACCCCACAAATAGAACGATATTGTCCCACATTTAGAGTTGTCGCTAGGGTCAAAGTATTCTTCTGCTCTTGATAAATAAGAGTACATTCTTTTTATTGTTTCTTTACTGACAGGACGACCTGCTGCGAGAGTGGCTGCACGAATTTTTCCCACGTCAGTAGCACATTTATTATTGACTTTTTTGTTAAGCTCAATACCTTTTTTAGCATTATTCTTAACTCCGCTAGGGTAGTCACTATAAGACTCCATTATCATTTTTTTTCCGTTCTTATATCTTTTGTCGTTTCTTATAATACCCTTTACTTGCGATAATAATTCTTCTGCTTCTTCTTCTTCTATTTGCTCAAAGTCATTTATCTGCTCTTTAGGTCTCTCCATTTTGTCTGCAAAATATCCTTCTATACTAAAACCTTTTACTTTGCCAGTCTTTACGTACTCATTCCATATGTCTTCATTATTTACTTTTACCGCACCCATCCAAGTACCTACTGGTAAATCCATATCGTATTTACGACTCTTATCGTGTACTTCGTCTTCTATAATCCACGATTCTACTAAAGACAATCCTTGTATAGAGTGCTGATGCTCTAAAGTCGAATTATTTTGGTTGCCTTTTTGCAAATAAAGTTGGGAAGCTTTTAAGACCGTGTCCTTAGAGAAGTATATATAATATTCATCTTCTCCGTTCCTTCTGTAAATAGGTTTGTTAGGTATTAGTAAAGCCCCCAGTAGTATACGCTTCTCGTTATCTACTTCAGCTAGTTTTATTTCTTGATTTTTTAGAGCTACAAAGTCTTCTTCTATAGCAGGATTTTCTACTATACTTATCGCTTCAATTCCTGATATTTCCTGCTCTTCGTCTAAAATTAATTCAACTATTCTCATATTTATATATCGTATTTTATTTTATGTTTTGCATTTATCCTATTGCTGCACCTTGTACTATGTTTCTGTCTAACTCCTGTGCTGTAGAAACATCGCCAGAAACTACAAAAGCTTTTACTGGTTGCTCTTGCTGTCCTGCTATTGCTGTAGCTAATTGATTCGCTCCTGAAGCACCTACTACGTTAAATGCAGGCGGTGCAGAAGGTGTCGCTGCAGCTCCTCCTGTACTAATTCCTGCAGCTCCTGCAGAAGCAGCCATAGGTTGTACTGAGTTTATTTGTTTTACAGTTTTTAAACCTGTAGCTAATACAGTTGCAATATTTGCTATTCTTGCTATAGTAGCTATAGGCTCAGGTAGTACTGATTTACTAGCTAAGACTTCTGTAACACCTTGATAGGTATTTATAAGAGCCTGACCTGTAGCAAAAGCCTTACCTGCTTTACTTGATTCTCCTAAAAGCCCTGCTATAGCACCAAAGGTGTTTGATACCATATTTATTTTAGCCTTTTCTACTGCTTCCTTTCTTGCTAATTCTTGTTTGTCTTCTTCTTCTTTTGTCTTATTTATTTCGTCTCTTCTTTTTTGGTCTATATCGTCAAATTCTTTTTGCTTTGCTTCTCTTGCTACTCTTTGTGCTTCTTCTAACTCTGCAGTTGCAATATCGTTTAGTTTTGCTTTTTCTATAAGAGCTGTATAATGCTCATCTATTTTTGTTAATTCTAAAGCTCTTTTATCTGCTTCGCTTACTGCTTCTGCGTCTCTAATTTGTTTCTTTAAATCTGCTAAAGCTTTTATTCTAGTTTCTTCTTCTTTTGCTGCGGCATCGTCTGCAGCTTTTTTCTCTGCTTCTATTCTCTTACGCTCAGTTTCTTCTTCTCTTAACGCTGTAGTCATTTCTGCAGTTAAAGCTTTTTGTTTTTTTAGCCTTGCTGTCTCAAGCTCTGTTAACCTAGCTTTTAATCTTGCTTCTTCGTCTAGGTCTTCTTTTGTAGATTTACTTAAAGCATTTTCTTGCTGCTTAGTTTCAAATCTAATTCTTGCAGCTTCTATTTCTTGGTTAGTTATTTCTTCTTCAATTCTACCTGCTTCTTTAATTGCTGCTATCCTGTCTTGTATAGATACGTTTTCTTTATCTGCAGCTTGCTCTCTTAATTCTGCTACCTTTCTATTTGCTTCTGCTCTCGCTGTAATTAACGCTCTCTCTTGTTTATCTGCTTTAGCACGCATATCGGCTAGTTCGCCTGCTATTTCTATTTCTTTACGTGTCTCTTCTCCAAAGTTTTTAATACTATCTATTGCAGCATCTACTGAAGCTTTTGCTTCTTTAAAATTACCGCTAAATACATTTATAATAGCCATACCAAAGTCTGCTAAAATATCTGTTACGTTTCCTATAACAGTTTGTATCTGTAAGAAAAATTTAGCAAACTTATTTTGACCTTCTTCAGAAGACTTAAAGGCTGTAGTAACTGCTCCTATAGCCAATACTAAAGCACCAATACCAGAAGCTAAAATAGCAACCCTTAAAGATTTAAAGCTTTTAATTGTACTACCTATACTTGTTCTAAACTGTTTAAACCTAGACAAAGCACCTCCAGTCATTTTATCTAAGCCTTGATTTACTTCGCCAGTACTCTTCTTAAGCTTTTTATTTTCCTGCTCAATCTTAGTATACTCTTTTTTAAACTCGTTTAGGTTATATACGGCTTCTTTGTATTTTAACTCTAAGTCTACTGTTATTTTCTTTGCCATTTTACTTCGTTTTTAATTTGTTTTATACCTTCTCCAAAATTTTCAGGTAGCTTGTACTTACCTTTAGCGATTCTTATTCGCTCTGTTTCTCCGTCTGCTATCTGTAATAATTCTAATATGTTTTGTAACATTATACTACGTTTAATAATTCTAAGTCAGATTCTCCTGTGCCTAGATTTGTTGTTATACTATTGATTCTATATTCTTGGTTGTTTATTATAAACTTGTCTGCAAGCGTATACTTTCTTAATATCTTTAACGGCAAAAATGCCTTGAATTTTATGATTCTTCGTTTAGGCACAAATACATCTGTTATATAAGTCTTATAATAATTTTCAAACAAAGTACCGTCAAAGTCTCCTGAAGGCGTGTACTCGTTTAGCTCTTGATTAAAATGTAAAACGTCATCGTCTGTACTAGCGTTTAATGACACACTATTACTAGGAATTATATAATCGTCAATCTGTACGTGTGAACCTGAAGAGGCTGTCTCTTGTTCTAAAAAGCTTATTACTGTACCGTTAGTTATTTGTATAGGGTAGAATAATAATGCTTCTCCTAAATAAGGGTCATCGTTGTCATCTACAAACCATCCTACCTGTGCGTCTGTATTACTGTAATTGTTACCTGCGTCTAGCATACGCTCAAATTTCATATGCTCAAAAGGTGCTTCTACATTATATATACCTCCTGCTATTTCGTCTATTGCACTATCTCCTCCTTTATACTCTATAGACCCCCAGTCAAACCCTTGCGTTAATTGAGCGTGCTGTATAGCAAGCTTCGTACCAATACCTTTAAATTTAAAATTAATTTCTTTGTAGGGTAATGCTACGTCTACTGTACGCTGTGACATATCTATATATTCGTCTATAGTATAAGTCGTACCAGAAGCATAGAAGTCGTCTAGCGTTTCTACTTTTATCGTACCATCGTCTTGCTTATATGCAGTTAAATTAAATACCTTAAATAATCCTGTAAGAAAATCTATAACTCTCATTTTAGGCATCTGACCTGTACCGCTAAATGTTTTAGTAGCATCTATTGTAAAAGTACTTACTGTAAATTGACCGCTTATAGGTTGCGTTAAATCTGACGCATCAAATTCGACTCCATTAGTACTAGCGTTACCGCAAGTAAATTCTTCGCTGACAGTTATCTTTAAATTATACGTACCATTAGTTAAATCTGCAGATACCGCAACTGAGTTAGGTGCTGTACCGCTAAAAGATTCTACTACAGTACCTGCTTTTATTAGAGAGACTGTATAATTACTTGTCTCGTCAGGTGCGTATACAGTAAATGTAGTTATAAGCTTATTTACGCCTGTCATTCCTGTAACTATAATATCTTCTCCGCTTATTGTTAAATTGTTCCAACCGCTAGTATCTGGTACGCCAAAATCTACTAAGTGGTCATATGTTTCAGGTGCATTAGGGTCATCTATATTCCCTTTTTTTCTGTGCATCCACAAATAAAGATTATAGTAAGGGTCATTTGTTGTATTAAAAAAGTTAGTGCTAAATGTTATACCGTATTGCTCTTCTATTGCTTTAATAATTAAATGTACTCTAATTGCATATTTTAGCTCAGCCCAATAAACTCCGTGATGGTGTCCCGTACCTGACTGATAATATAAGTTACCTCCAGAAGCGTTAGGGTATTCATAGTCTGTAGAGCCGTGAGCTCCTGAGTCATAATATAATCTAGTAGTATGCGTAATTAAAGGAGCTACTAAAGCATCTGTATAAGTTACGCTGTCTACTGTTTTATCAACACCTGCTTGTAACGCTACTTTTACGCTACTCATTTTATAATCGTGTGTAAAGTTATTTAGCCACGTTAGAGCCTCTAATTTGTCTTCTCCTAGTAAATCTTTAAGGTCTACTGTATCTCCAAAGAAAGTAACTCTATAAGCATATGGCTTATTGTCTCGCATATCTACGCCTTCAAGCTTTATCTTGCCTTTTTCAAACGGGAAATAGTTTAGCTCTATTGTAGCACTTTTTTTAACTCTTGCGTCAAACCCATCGTCTATATTAAAATTATAATAGTGTTCAAATATTTTATTATTGTCTTTAGAAGCAGGCAAAGAAAATGTCTTAGTAAAGTTTGTAAATACTTTTGCTATGTCTTTAACATTCTGTATTGTCTGCGTTAGACTTACAGATTCGTCTTTAAACATATCCATCCTTTGACCTTCTATATAAAGCTGTATATTCTGCATTATCTTAAATCATTTATTTTATTGAACGCATAACTAAAGTCTATAGTATAGTTTATTAGCTTATCGTTTACAGACGTTTTAAATTGTAAAGAAGTTGTATTTAATGTTATCGGTTTTACTTGACTACCGTCATAAACCCACACCTGTTCGCTTAACATTAGCTGTCTCATTATCTCATTAAAAGATTCGTCTATATATCCTGTATTCATTTGTATTGTCTCTTTACCTGTAACGTGAAATTGTCTTACTTGATGTTTTTCTTTACTATATGTAGGGTCGTTTACAAAGTCCATTAGATTACGCTTAAAACTATCGCTTTGCGTATTTATACTAATCATTGATTTTTTATGAAACGGTAAAACTTGTAAAGCACCATACTTGTTATAAAATATAACTTCTAAATAATCATACTTAGGCTCGCATACTTCTTTTAAGGTTATTGTTTTAGTTTGTGTATATCCTGACTTAGTTGTAGATACTGTAATAGTATCGCCTGTCTGTAATCCTGTTGTAGGCGTTACTCTAATATATACAATCTTGTCTTTAGAGTCTGTTGAGTCGCTTACTGTTATGTCAGATAATACGTTACCCCAAGTCTCATCATACAAGTCCCAAAACTCATCTGTCAAATTCCAATATACATCTGCACCTCCTCCAGTAGTAAATTCTATTGTACCTTCTGCTTCTGCAAATACTGGAAATACTATATCTCGACCTTGTTTAAAATAAATAGTAGTATTTGACTGTAATAGTTGAGGCGTAAAGTTGTTTGTATCTGCTATACTATAGTCTTCTCCAGTCGTAAAAATATCGTCTTCTACTGTAAGCTGTGTGTCGCTGTCTATAGCTGTAATAGTTGTACTTGTAGTATCTGTATCATTGTTAACAGTATCTCCTACACTAACTGTCTTAGTAAATGTTTGACCAGAGTCTATAAGTTTATATGCTCCTACGCCTGTAGTAGTACTATCTACTTTTGTTACTGCAGGGTTTGTAGAAGTTCTAGGATTAACTCCATCTTCAAAATATCCATACCCATCAAAAGCTAAATAATCTTTGTTTTGTGTTTCGCTTCCTGACGTCTTAGTTAATGTTATATCTGCTTCTACCCAAACACCGTCTGTAGCAAAAGACCCATACTCTGTAATTAAGTAGTCTCTTATTAATTCTGTTATCTCGTATACTACATAATTATTGCTACCTATTATGTCTTTAGATATTGTATAGGTTGCTGTAGAAGGCTTGTCTGTTGTAAACGTGCCTGCATATATAAACAGCTCCATAGATGCGGAGCTTAATGTACCTGTAGCAGGTTCTACCTTTATGTAGTACGGACTTCTTGCGTTTATTATTGTACTCATTCTATATTGTTTTCTATGTCTATTACAAATCCGCTAGTTATTTCAGGCGGTAAATTATCAAATGCTTTTTCAAAAGGCTTAGTAAAAAACATACTAGGCTTTATACCCTTATTGTAAATGCTTCTAGCTATAAGAAAGTTTAAGCTTTTTCTAGGTATAAATTTACCCTTCTTGTCTCTAGGTGCTATACCCTTTCTTACTGTCCATTTATCTAAGCTGCTAGAAGGAGGCATTTTGTTTTTAAAGCTGTAAGGCGTGTTATACTTTTTCTTCTTACCGCTTACCCCTTCGTCTTGATAAGCTCCGTACTCTTCCATAATAAACTGAATACCGAAGCTGTTGTCTGTTACTGTTAATTCATAATCTATACTATCATATAATCTCTTGCTCGTATTCTTCTTGCCTCTAGTAAGATTTGCTCTTGACTGTTTTACGACATACTTGCCAAATTTGTTTAATATTTCTTGCGTCTTCTTAAGCTCCATTAACAGCTACTTATATTGTTTTCTATTAGTATATCCATTGTACAAGCCCATCCTGCTAATTGATTTTCAAACCTTTCATAAAAAGGCTCACAGCTAGGGTCTCCTTCTAATTGGTATCTGTCTCTATACAAAGTACCTTTTCTTAAAACAAGTATAAGCCTGTTTAGTACAGCTAGCTGAGAGTTTAGTACATCGTGCTCATTATTGTTACCTCTAAATCTGTCTGTAGCATTTTCTTTGTTTATGTCTACTACATCCATTGACATTATTGTTACGTTAAATACTAATACCTGCTCTTGCGGTGTTACGTTATTTATGACAATATGCGACAAAGGGAATATAGTCTGTTTAGTTAAGTCTATGTCCGTTATATCGCCTGTAGTTACTGTATTGACATTTATATCGTCTAGTAACTTGTCTTCTATTGTTTCTAATATTTTATAAAAAGCTGTTATACCTCTATTACTCATCTTAATTTAGTTTTTAATTGTTTCGATTCCGCTTCTGCTTTGTCTTTCATAAATGCTAAAAAGTTTAGACATTGGTGCACGTTTAATTTAGTGATATGTTCAAACCTTCTAATATTCCCTTGAGCGAGTGCGTAAATCGATGAATACCAACCCCACTTTGCTCCAAACTGTCCCGCAGGGCTATAGTCTTGTCCTCCTCCTGCTCCAAATAACTCGTCATAACTTGAGACAAGTCGATTCCTAAACGGTAAAAAAAAAGCATACTACTTAGTACCGCATCCATTGGCATATTTTTCATTTTCTCTTGGTCTTTAGCCTCATAGTCTTGTATAAGATATTTATGCTTTAGCTTTTGTTTTATAGGTCTGTATAGTACAGCCATTGCTAAATGCATATTTTGCCAGTCAGACAAATGAGTATCTAAGTCTATATATTCTCCTAAGCTCATATCGTCTAGGTTCGGTATAAAGCCATATTCCACACCGTCCATAATAAACCTTTGTACTAGCTTAGGTTTTTGCTCAAACATCTCTCCTAGTATTGCTGTAATTCTATACACGTCTGTAGCCTTCATTTTAAAAGCATCTTTAAGGTCTAAGCCGCAGAAAACTTCAATCATTTTAGAAGCCAGAAACGTATCGTCACTATTATTCTCTTGTATCTTTAAATACTTTTGATACTGGTGCAGCTTGACTTCAGACAGGTCTGTAGGTATCTCTAGTTTAACTCTCATATATATATATCGAAAATTAAAAGCGATTTTAGAACAAGGCATAAAAAAAGGCGACCATTTCTGACCGCCTATCACTCAATTAGTTTTTGTATAAAAACAATAAACTTAAAAAAACCAACTATACTAATTGAATGGAGAATATTAAAGTAAACAATATAGCACCGACATAAATAATTGTCTTTACAAACATATCGCTTAATATAATTTTTTCTATAATTTTTTTCATAACATTTCTTCTAAGATTTGTGACTCCCATTGTCTAACAATATCGACCTCTAATATATCTAAAATATTAATATCGTCAATTAAAACTTCTGTAATTGTTACAGATGCTTCTTTAGGTGGCGTATACCAGTCTCCTTTACAACCTTCGTCTAAGACGTACTTTGCGTCAAACTCTAGGCTTTCGTATTGTACTGTAGTTGACCTAATCATACTCGCTCCCATTTAATTTCTGATTCTACTATCTTACTACTACCATTTGTTTTAAATGTCTTGTAGATAGTCTCTGCTACGATATGACCGCTTCTAAGCGTTCTAAGCTCTTCCTGTGCTTCTTTAATCGTATCAAAGGTCTTACTGTTCTTGTACGTCTGTACCCAGTTTCTTTTGTGATTTAGATTAAGACCCTTACTGTTTTGGATTCTAAACTGTATTATATCTTTCATTTGTTTTGTTTTTAAAAAGGGAGGTTTTACCCTCCCCTTGTGTTTTATTTTCTTAATATATCGTAGCTTATTTCTTCTCTATATAATTTATAAAATTCGTTCTTTGCTTGTGATAAATTATCTTCATTAAAAGAAGTATAATATTTATCTTCTACATAAACTGAATATTCAAATTCTGTTGTTTCTTGTAATCTATTTTGAGCTACAACGCCTTGACCTTTTTTGTGTCTAATTAAGTCAGCTTTTAATCCTGACCAAGTTGATGTTAAAATTGTATTCATAATGTTTTGTTTTTTAAATTATACTCAAAGATACACTTTTTTTAATTATCAACAAATTTTAATAACTTTTTTTTGTATATAAAAAAACCCCACCCTAAAAAAGAATGAGGTTTAATCTTCAAAATTAATAAGTGAGGAGAAACATTAGGGGATATATTGTACTTCTATATCAAGAAAGCTGACACTTTCTAACACCTCCCAACTGTCAGGTTGGTTCTTTTTTTATTTCTTTATGGGAAACTTCTTCCCTTCCTTTGCTAATGTAAGTTGTCTTATTGTTTTATTTAAGCTATCGTACTTTTGACTATCGCATCAAGCGAGTAGGGCGTTCAGCCTACACCTTCTTAAAACCACGCTTCAAACTTTCAGGTTCTCTTTCAACCTGTTCCACACTCTTGTTGTTTAACCTCGTATAAATTTCACCGAGCAGCAATTTTCCTTATTAATTAAATACCTATTCCTCGTTTTTTACTAAACCTACATAAGTAGTGATTTTCATACTAGGAGGAAAGTGCATCTCTCTATCGTGCTTCTTTCAGTTTACCACACGCATTATAAAGTCCGTAACACTTATCGGTATTTTCAGTATTTTAATGAACGTATGTAATTATCAATCAATTACACTACAAAGATATTATAAATTGTTAATAATCCAAAACTTTTATAGTTTTTTTTTACTTTTTTTTTATCTACCTCTGTTATTGTATAGTATATTTTCCTCTATTTGGATTCTCTAGTTGCATCATTAAAGCGTATCTAGCAGCATCTATGCAGTCAGGATGAGCACCAGTAGGCTTCTGTAGATTATTACCTTCTTTGTCTTTTGCCCATACATAACCTTGCAGCTCTCTAATTAGATTCTTAGACTTAGACGTTACATATATCTCGTTTTCGTTTATTAGGTTTATACCGTATATCACGCTATCTCGTCCCTTTGTTACGCCAGATATTCTATGCCCGTAAGCTCTTAAGGTAGCAATACTCTTAGGTTCTGCGGAGTCTGCGTAAATATGAGTTGTAATATTGTTGTCAGTTAAGAAGCGACTTATATCTCTATTTAGCATACCCTTTCTATAAAGTACCTCGTCAAATATATATGCTTCATTCCACTTGTAAAGAAAAATTAAACTTGAGGGGTCTACTGCATAACCAAAGTCAAGTCCTGCACAAAGTAACCTAGCTTCTTCAGGTACATTGTCTATAGGCTTCCAGTCAGGAATACAAACACCTTCTAAGCTTCCTATTTCTCCTAGACCGTATACCTTCCACCAATTAGCCCAGTAAGTAGACGTCTTAGCTTTTATCTTAGCCTTCTCTATTTCTTTTACTATTGATTCTGGCAAGCTATCATTGTCTTTATATGTAAGTGTTATAAAGTCCGTATCTGGCTGTCCTATTAATTCTTTGTCTACCCAAAATAAACTGCTTGGGTTGTAGTCAAGCCATATCGTACCAGAGGTTCTTACAGATAGTTGTTGGAACGATTCAAAGTCTACGTTATTGCACTCGTTTATAAAGAGGTCTGTTCTACGTGCTCCACGTAAGCGGTCAGGTTGGTCGCTGCTAAAGAACTCAATATAACTACCTGTACTAAATTCGTATTTTAAGGTAGTCTTATTGAACTTTCTGTCATCGTACCTATTGGTCATCTTAAGTATGTTGAGAAAGTCTTTTAGAGCTCCTCTACGCAAGTGAGGGACTGTTTCAGCGACTACGCTTATTTCTTTGTAAGGATTTCTTATAGCATAGTCAATAAGTATCATAAGAATACCTATCGTTTTTCCCGCAGAACTACCGCCCCTTATAATTTTTATTCTGCTATCTAATTGTCTTAAACGCTTTACTGCTTTTGTCTGTGAAAACATTAATCAATAAATAAAGGGACGTCTTCGTTTATATGTATGTCCTTTGTTTCTTTTGGCTTACCTGCTACATAGTTATAGTATAGCTGTACAAACTTAAAGTCGCCTTCTGCTAGTCCTGCTTTTAAAGCTTCAAATGCTAAAGGCTCTAAGGGTGTTAATTTCTCTATTAACTGTATCTCTTCTGCTTTAGGTTTACGTCCTGCACGCCCTTTAGTTGAATGTCCACCGTTGTTTTTTCTACCGTCCATAGAATTAATAAAAATTAATTAATTAATTATTTGTATATCTATATATCGAAAAATAAATTAAATTTTAGTCCGTTGCTTCTAATTCTTTTTTTGCCATAGCGTCAATCATTATTGCTAACTCGTCTACGTCTTTGTTAGATATATAGTTTAGCTTAAGTTTTATGAGCTCTCTTTTCTCTTGATTATCGTAACTGTTTATGTCGTCACTTATAATGTTTAGCCAGTCAATAAGCTGCGGACTATAGTTTTTAAATATCTGAAAGTTCTTAATGCTGTGTATGACTGTAGCGTGATTCATATGCTTACCGTTCTTTATGTAGAAGTCTCTTATTTCGTGCAGCGTCATACCTTCATACTTCTTTAGTATAAATCCTAGTAAAGACCTTGCTTCTACATACTGCGTCTTTCTTGTATTTTCAAATACGTTTAGGTTTGCTAGTTTGCTTATTCTCTTTGCTATTTTTTTAGCTCTATTTACTTTTTTCATAATGTACCTGTAATTATATAATCGTCTAGGTCTGCACCATCGACAAAAAATGTTTTGTATATGTCTACTGCTTTTTTAGTTTGTTCTTCTCCGTCTTTATAAAAGTCTTCGCTACATTTAAATATACCTATGTCTAAACTTCCTTTGTCTACTACTAGAAATTGGAATTGTTTATAAGACACGCCAAAGAGTTGACAGTATATATAGCATTGTACGGAATATAAATACTTCTTAGCTGAATGATAAAAGTTCTTTATACCTCCTGACGTTGTTTTTAAATCTACTATACCTTTACTGCTTAGTACATCTGCTTTGCCTCTAAATGGTAATCCGTATATGTCGCCTATTGCAGGTACTTCAAACTCGCAGTCAGTTATAAGTTGTAACGCCTGTTCGTTTCTGAATATTGCATCTGCTATTTTCTCTGCATTTTGTTTCTCAACTCTTGTATATACTTCTCCATACTTTGATAAAGCTTCTTTATACATTTTAGTATTCTTACTTGCAACGTCTACAAATATTTGCTCTTGGAATTTGTCAGGTTCTAGTATAGCCATATGTATTAGCCTTCCGTCTCTTAAAGGTTGTGTTTCTTTGCTTCCGTACTCAGTTACAAAAGCATACTTTTTAGGACTGTCTAATAATAGTTTCAAAGAGCTGCTACTTAATGCTAGGTGTCCTAGCGTACCATAGTAATAGCTGTCATCGTACATCTGCTTTAGTACGTCTTCCTTTTTATAATTCTTTTGGTCTAAGAGTTGTATCATTTTTAAAAATTACTTCTTCTGCTACTCTTGCACGTTCAGCCCATTTTACTTTTTCATTATGTACATCGTCTTCCCTTGACTGTAGTATATGGTTTTCCGTTTCGAGTATGTTAGTATAAATATACATCTGGTTAATGTTTCCTATAAGGCTTAAGATTTGTTGTTTCTTTTTACCTTCTGCTTTCTCGTATGCTTCTTTTAAAAAGCCACCTATCATATTAAAGTTACATTCGTATACTTGTTTCTGTAGTATATTCATTGATTTAAAATTAAGGTTACGATAATAATTACTACAAATGCTATGACTGCAAGTTCTATAGTCTTGTAGCACTCCTCATTTTTTTTAGGGTTACGTCCTTGATTAGAACGATATTGTCTTTGTTTTTTCATATTACTATTTATTATATGTTCTTATTTTTTCCCAACGATTAAAGTCAGACATATCTAGAAAATCTGTTTTAACTATATGTTTGTTATTTAGTTTTAGTATTTTATCTCTACTTATTTCAGCAACTTCGTTTTTCCATTTATTTACTATCGAGTCCCAGTCTAATTGCATATGACCGCTCATCTCATTTTGTTTTTCGTATATCTTAGAAGCAGCATTAAATAAAATATTTATATAGCTATTGTTTAAAATTTCTCTGTCATCTTTTGATTCTACGTAAGAATTTAATTTGGTTTCGATACAGTCGATTAAAACCTTTAATTCATTTTTACTTAAATGTATATTATTTTTGTAACTCATATTAACAATTTTTAATAAATATATAAAATTAATCTGGAATGACAAGAGAAGCCATATCTTCTGTAAGTAAGTACACTTTCTTAAGTACTTTTTTCTTTGTCCAAAGCGTAGTGTCAGGACAGTAAAGTTCTTTGACTTTTGGCATCTCTAAATAATTTAGCCAATATAAATAAGTGCCTTTAGGGTCTGACACAAAGTACAGCTTTACTATCTCGCTGTCCATACTCATTAAGGCATCGTACTTATGCTTCTCTAACAGCTTGTCTGCATAGTATTTATTTCTAAACTTCATCTCCATAACGCAGTCGTGTCCTTTAGGTGTTTTACCTTTAGCATCATAAAAGTCATATCCACCACCTGACCACTCTAGTTCCCATCCTGAAAATTCATTAAGAAACGTGACTACTGTTTTTTCAAATTTATGTATTCTTTCTATATCCAAGCTCGTACAGTTCGTTAATTTGTTTAATCCATTGATTCCATTGTTTAGGACTGCAACCGCAAGGCAAATAAAATTTATGAGCAAAGTACTTAGCGTGTATTGTAGCAATAAGCTCTTGTTCCTTTTTGGTTATCTTGTTGTTTTGTACAGACCTAAATTCAGTCCATTTATTATATTCTTCTTTATTTAGTTTTTGTTCCATCTCTTGTGATTCCATTTAGATAGTTTTTACGTTTTTCACACCCGCAATCTTCATAGCCAAGTTTATTAGCTACCCAAGTTGCTATTGCTTTACCTTTACCAAAGGTTATAATATTAATTATTTTTTCTAATTTATCTCCTAGTTTCATAATATTTCTTTTATTGGTATACAAATACCTTTACTTGTATTATTATCTCCTCCTCTTTTATCATACTCTGTCCCTATATATTTTCTACATATTTCCTTTAGCTTGTTTGTTGTAATTAAAACTATTTGGTTTTTTGTAAGTACAAAAGCATACCATTCGCTTTCTGTCTTTGCAATACCGCTAGGCTTGTTTCTCGATTCATACTCTATATATATATTGCCAGTATCTTTATATTTAAAATCTGTCTTAACTTCAATTTTTTTATTAGACAAAACCTGACTTAAATATTTCTCGCCTAATTGTCCTAACTCTAAGTCGTATTTAAAATCGCTGTTAAAATTCATACATACTGTTTTAATTTTTCTTTTACTTTCTTGTATGTATTATATAGAGAGTAGTAGCTTATATTACTCTTCCTAGATAACTCGCTTATGTTTGTGCCGCTATCTATAATATCATATACTTTTTTATCGTACCAGTACATAGTTTCTAATATGCTTTGTATCTTCTCATATACTTCGATATAATTTGTATGGTCATACTCGCTTATCTCTATGCCTTCTAGTTCTATTAATTTTACTTTTGCTTTTTTTCTTATTAGGTCTATATGAAGACCTCTCAGTATTTTGTAACAGTAGTAATAATTAATATCGTCTTTGTAATTAAAGTCTATACCTTTTTGAGTGTTTTTAATTAGTATTACATACATCTCCTGACACAGGTCTTCTGCTTCAGTATCTTTTATGCCTCCAAAGCTTTTAACTATGCCTAGCCATTTATCGTGTCTCTTGTATGCTTTTTCTACTGGCGTAATCAAAATGGTAAATTTAATTGTTCAATCATTGTACTGTTAATTGCTGTACTGTCTCCTATTTGAAAACCTACATTATTTACAATACTTTTAACTCTTATAGGCGTATCGATTCCTGTAGGTCTACCTCCAGTATCAATATCTTTAACCTTTCTAATATGTAACATTGAATACATCCAGTCTGTAGGATGCTGTATGTATCTATGTATAACCATAAAGTCATCTGCTCTATTTACAAACTTACCTCCTCCTTCTACGTCAGATGCCATAGGCGGTATAGGATGTCCTTCATACTCTTCGTTCTTACCGTGCTTTTTTCTTAATGCTTCTGTAGCTGCGTGAGTACAAAGCCATATAGAAACATTATGCTTTTTGCAGAATACTCTAAATTCGCTTGTAGCTTGGTAGTCGTAATCGTGACCTGAAATACCTTTTAGTGTATCTCGGTCTTTTACTAAAGAGTTATAAGGGTCTATAAAAAAGCCTTGATATTCCCAAGCATTTTTAATAACAGTAGCCAAGTCAATAAGCGACTTATAAGTATGAAGCTCGTTAATATCAATAAACTTAAAATGCTCAAATACAAATTCCTTGTGCTTATTAAATTCATCCTCTGTGATTTTGTTTATAGGTTTGACTGCTAAAAACTCAATAAGTTTCTTTATAATACTATAAGGTTCGTTTTCACTTGAATAGACTAGCCACTTTATATTATGCTTAATTGAATACAATAACATAAAAAATAAAGTAAGTGTAGTCTTACCTGAGTTTGCGTGACCTAGTACTATATTAAAATTCCCGTACTTAAAACGAAGATGCTCGTCTATAGTCGGGAATCCTAATTTTAAACCTTCTTTGATTTTGCCAGTCCTAATATCTTGGAGTTTATTTATCTGGTCGTCAAAGTTGATTAACATTTTATTTCTCTTGGTCTCTTACTAAAATTAATAAAATTAAATAACCTACCAAATCATATAACGTATCTTCTGTTTTATCGTTAATGCCCTTATTCTTAATTCTCATAAGCTTGTCGTCTAGTCGAGCCTTGATAGCTTCTTCTGCTCCTAGCTTACTAAATATATTTACTGGGTCTTGAGCTGTATTGCCATAAGCTTTATTCTTAGCTATTAGCAAGTCAGTTAGATGGTTAGTTATTTGTCGTATCTGTTGTTCCATTAAAACGGTAAATCGTCTACTGTTTCTCTGTCTGGACTTTGCTGTGCTGCCGTTACAGCGTCTTTTACTTGCTTTACAATAGGAGCATTGTTTTCTATTCTCCAACCCGTAATGCTTGTAAAGTATTTAACTTCTCCTTTAGGGCTAGTCCATTCCCTACCTCTTAAGTTAATATCTATACTTACTGTGTCTCCTTCATTAAAGTCGTCTAATAAGTATACTTTTTCTTTAATAAACTCAACTTTATGTACTTGCGGGTATTGGTCTTCAGTATTAAGTATTAATGACCTTGACCTAAAATTATTTGCAAATTCTTGGATTTCTCCTATTGTTACTATTTTGCCTTCTAGTTTCATTTTAAAAAATTATAATATTGGTTTGTAAATTGTTCTACTTCGTCTAGCTTAATAACTCCTGCTGCAGCAAGTTCAATAGCTCCTTTAAATGCTACTGCGTGTTTTATACTATCTGCGTTTTTAGGATTATTGTTTTGTTGGTCTTGATTATAAACTAGCTTTGCTGTACCGTATTCTTCATTAGTGACCTCATAGTCAATAACGTCTCCTACGTTCTTTTTAAAATCTCCTTTACTTAAAAATGTATAAGAGTTTCCATTTGATAAGAACACTTCGCTTTTTGTAAATGTTCCGTGTTTTAATTGTGCAGTCCCTTTAGGTCTGATGTCTGTAATTTTACTTTGCATAATATAAATATAATTAATTTTTAGTTTCTATGTAAGTTTGTATTTCTCGGTCTTCGTAAACTTCGTTCTTTGCGTAAAGTAATCTGTTCTCAATTTTTAAGTCTTTGATTTCTTCGTTTTGTTTTGCAACGTGTTTAGTCAGGAAGTTTATTCTATTATGTAACCTCTTTATTTCTTTGTTAAATTCTTCTTTAGATAAGTGTAAAGTCATTTGTTATAATTTTCGTTTTGTGTTTCTTTAATAAGAATAGCTATATAATCGTGTAGAGTTTTTTCCTCTATACTATTATTCTTGTACTTTCTGAGTAGTACTCTTAGAAAACCGTAATCAGTTTCTTTTAATACTTTTTTAAGTTGTATGCTCTCTTCTGAAAGCTCTACCTTTAATAATTTTTTTAAGAAATTTGCCATATAGTAAATGTTTTGTCTTACTAAAGTAATTAAAAAAAGTTAATAAACAATAAAAAAGGGGAAAAAATTAATTCTCCCCTTTACAAAAACAAAACACTTACCTAAAACGTAAGGACTTACAAAGATAGTCTTTTATTTTCCTTATCCAACTTTTGCTTGTACAAATCAACCATCTCTTGCAGGTCTATCATACTAAACTTTACTACTTCTTTTGATTTGTTATATAGGCGTTTACTAAGCCCTTTAGACTTCTGGTCTAGTGATAAACTAAATTGGTATTGTCTACCGTACCTAAACCTATTACAATGTTTGCATTGAGCGGCTACATTTTGCTCGTCCCATCTTGTAGCCATCTCTTTACGTGATATAAAATGCCCTGCGTCTATATCGTTCCACGCATATTCTTTATTGCAGGTTATACATTTACAGATACCTTTTTTATTGGCATCTCTTTTACGTATATATTCGCTAAATATTCTGTCGAGTTTGTTTATAAGACCTTTACGAGATATTTTTCTCATTTGTCCATAGCCTTAAGTAGCGATTCGCCAAGTGGTCGGTCAAGAGTTTTAATAGCTGTGTATATCTGTCTGCTTTGTTTCTTTACGTCTAGCTTCTCTCTTTTTGTACTGTCAGTACCTAGATTTGCATACAACGTACAGTCGAGCTCTAGTAGCCTGTCTATTTTGCCTTTAATGCTTACGCTTGTATAATTAAGTATTTTGTCTATCATAAATGTTAACATATAATCAAATATATAAAATTAAATTAAAAGAAAAGAAAAAGAAAAAAGGACAAAAAAGAAAAAGAAAAGAAAAACCTACAAAAAGAAAACAATTTTAGTACCCGTTCCAACAAGCGTCCATCTTTATTAGGTTCTTGAAGTTTAGCTATAAGCAGGTCAAATATATAAATATTTTTTTATTTACCTTGACCTCTATATCTTTTTAAATAATTTTTAGATGCTTTTACTTTGCTAGACTTAGACTTTGCGTGTATGCCTTTACGCTTACGAGACTTGCTTTTATATATGTTTATAACTGCTTTAGGCATTATTTCTTTTTAACTATTGTAGATATTTTTTCTAGTCCTCTACTTGTAAAGTAAAACCCTAAAGCGTATGACAGTATCTGACCCATTAAGTCAACGTATTGATTTTGTAAATTAAAACTACCTACGTTGCCGTCTAATAAAGCAAATATTGTATATATAGCTAAACTAAATAAAGTAATCATAGGACGTATATTTTTACTTAACCAAGAGTCAGAAGACATATCTGCTTTGTGTCTTGCAGAGATTTCTTGTTCTAAAGATAATTCGTGCTCCATAAAGACCTGAGTCATTTGTTTTTCAAACTCTGCTTTTTCGTCTTTTGTTCTTACAAATTTATCTACAAGACCTCCTAACTTGTCTGCAATATCAAGACCTGCTCCTCCGAATATTTTACCTAGTATTTTTTTCATTATGTAATATTTATGTATTTAGTTTTACCTTCGTCTCTTACTGCTTTCAGTATTCTGTTTCTATTTTTCTCTTCACTTACATAAGACACGTGTACCCAGTCAGGATTTTCTTCGTTACCAAATTCGTAAATTAACTGGTCAAAATCTAGGTTGTCTCTTATAAATTCAAACATCTCTTTATTTGTTTTATGTCCGTAGATGTCATCTATATCCATAGCTCGACCTTGACAATGCTGTGAGCGTGTACTACCGCCTATAGCTTCATTTAAAGCAGGAGACCTATAAAAACTATTTATCTTTATTGCACCTCCTACCCAGTCTCTTAACGGTTCAAAGATTTTCTCTGCTACTAATTTCATATTGTTAAGCGTATCTCCGTCAGGCGTATTATCTATACCTAATCGTAAAGCTGTTACGCTCTTAGTTGCTTCTTTTTCTGAAATATGCTTACTTATCATAGTTTATTAGTTAGTTGCTACTCTTGTATATTTACTATTGTCTATAACCTCTTGTAATTCTTCTACAGGTGCTTTTATACTTAATGATATATCTGCGTCCCATCGACCTACTAGACTATTACCTTTATAAATAAATATAACAGGTACAGCTTTAATTTGCTGTCGTATACTAGGCTTCTGGTCTTCAAGTAACGCTTTTACTATTTTTGCACCTTTTATTTGGTTTAATTGCTTGTAGTCGTTTCTATAGTTCCAAGAGCTGTTTATATGTAAAACAGTATACTCTTGCGTAAAACTATTTGCAGAAACAAATAACGCAATTAGGACAATTAGCTTTCTCATTTTTGTATAATTTCATATAACTTCTCATCTATTTTATCTAGCTTCTCGCTGTTTTCTTTAACTTGTTCTGCTGTATTAGCAATTTGTTCACGTACTAATAAATCTTTCAAATCATATTCAGACCTTGTTACAACAGGCTCGGGTAAAAGCTTAGCCTCGCTTATACCTGCATTTAAATCTGTGTACATTAAAACTAACGATACAGCTCCTGCAATTACAATTCCTATTGTTTTTAAATCTAAAGTTAATTTTGTCTCCTCCGAGAGTTCAGTTGGTTTGCTCATTTTTTATATCATTATTCTTGTTTATCTTCTTTTATTTCTTCATAAGAACCATCTTCTAAGTTGATATTTATTTTACCGTACTCTTCTTCTAGCTCTTGTTTGAATTTATTATCTTCTTCTTGAATACCTGCCCACAAATGTAGTAATCCGTGTTTCTGTACTTCAAGTTGTCCTAAGTCGTGCTTAATAGCAGCATACTTCTTTTGTGATTCTTGTAATTTTTCTAATTGTTCTTTAGTAATTTTTGACATTTTATTAAATTTAAAGTTATATCCAAATATAAGAAATTAGTCCCAATCAGGTCTTAATGTTTCATCTACTGGGTTTATTTCTAATTCAATTTGATTATCTAAATTTTCTTGCATCGCTTCAACATCTAATCCTGCTTCTAACCATCCAACTACATCTTCTTTAGTTAAGTCAGCATAAGGAATAAAGTTGTCTGGGTCATAAGTTACACCTAACGTACCTATCGAACTTGCTGTATGTTCTCCTGATTCGTCTTGAGCTATATAACTCCAATGTACTGTGTAGATAACATCGCTGTTATCTCCTTCTTGAATTTTTGCGTCTAACGCATTAATTTTCCAATTATAAGTATTTGCCATAATTAATTATTTATTTGTGCTTTTAAAGTTTCTATTTCTTGTTTTAATTCTTGTATTGATTTTAAAAGTATAGGCACTACTTTAGAGTAATCTACACTTTGATATTTTTCTCCGTCTTTTTCTCCAACTACTGCTTGAGGTAAAACTTCTTGTAATTCGTGTGCTTGTACACCATAAGCTCTTGTTCCAGATTTTTTCCATTGAAAATCATATACAGGTATATTGCTTACTAAATCTAAACCATTAAAATCTTGATAATCTTCTTTTAATCTATAGTCAGAACCTGTACTATAATTTGTTGTATTTGTTGAACCATTAACTGCTATTTCTCCACAATGAGTAAAAGTTGAATCTCTAAATACTATTGCAGCTACGTTATTATTAGCATTATCTCCTGTTTGTATAGTACACATATCAGCAGTTCCTGTAGGTGCTTTTATATGTAACCTAGAAGTTGATGAACCTGTTGTTCCTATTGCTACTGCTCCTGCACTCGTAATACGCATTCTTTCTGTTGTTCCTGTATAAAAAGCCAAAGGCATATTGCCTGTACTTGCATCCCTACTTATTATAAGATTTAAACCACTTTCACTACCTAATCTTAAGGTACTTGCAGTAGCGTTTGTTCTTCTTGTTTGTATATAGCTATTCCCATCATCAACCACATCTAATTCTACTAAAGGCGATGTAGTTCCGATTCCTACGTTTCCATTATCATTTATAACAAAAGTTGGCGTGAAGCTTGAATAACTTCCATATCCAACTCTAAAAGGAAAAGTACCACCCGAATAACTAGCAATATGAGTTGTATCACCACTTGAATCAATACGCATTCTTTCTGTAGGAGCTGCACCTGCTGTATTAGTTGCTAATACTAAAGCATTACCATTGCTTGAATCAGTTATTATTGAAGATATATAAGCACCCCTATCATCATTTGCTACTGTTGATAAAAATATTTTTGATTCAGTACCTACATTTGTAGAACCTGCATTTCTAACTACTAAAGGAGTTGTTGAACTACCTGCTGATGTTTTTATTACTGAAGTTGTACCAGAACTGTCTATACGCA